TTCCGAGCGCCATGTTGTACTGCGCCTGCTGCTGTGCCGCAGTTATGCGCCGCTGTTCTACCTCCATGTAATGCTGCGCTTTGAGGTTTTCCAAGTGCTCCCGGTACTCATTAGCAGTTTGCCTGTTGTTCTTAAACACGTCATCAAATAAACCCATGTTGCTCTCCTAAGTTGGTTTCCTACACACGAACCGCGAACGGTCGGTGAGGTAGTGTGTTTCGAGTTGGCCCAAAGACTTGAGCCGCTTGTATGCTGCGCCGAAGAATGAATCTTCCAAGAGCTTGTCTACGTCCACCCATTCTTCTCCATAGCGTGTCACCCAGAGATCGACCAGCGTTTCAATAGGCGTGTTGAACGCCACGCTATCGAGGTCCGCCATCGTTACGCTGTCCACATCCGTGATGACACCGCCCGGTGCCGTGACGGTGGCGTTGAATGAGGCAGCACCGTTGCTGTTGATGGTCAAGCCGCTTTGTGGGGACGCGGTGCCAACACCCAGATTGCCCGAGCTGTTAATGCGGAACACTTCTCTGCCTGTAGGTGCGGTGTATATGCTGGGCATCACTTGATCGAGTGGTCGCTCTTGCGAGCGTACGACCTGTTGGCGCTGGCGGGTTTTACCGTGAGGTTCTTGCGCGTCGTGGTGCCACCTTTGGACAGCGGCTTCTTATGGTCCACGTCTTTGCCGTCGCCTTTGCTCACGACGCCTTCGGCCTCCAGCATGCGCCGCGCTTTGTTGCGCTGGGCACGGGCCTTCTTGGTTGCAGGTTTGCTGTCGTACGCTGGGTACGAGGCGCGGTCTTCGGGGTTCTTGTAGGGCATTTCAGGCTCCTTAATGCTTGGGGTTGAACTCACAGCCAGTGACTTGGCACCAGCCGCAGAGCGGGGTTTGGTTGGGGTTCCACACGTTGTTGGCAAAGCTGGCTTCGAGCCGCGCTGTGCGCTCACGGTAGCGCCACCATGCAGCGTCCTTCTGGTCACGCGTCATCTGCATCTTGACCATACTGTTTTTCACGATGAAGAGCAAGGCCGAGTTGACTTTGCGGATGTGGGGGAAGTGCTCGAACACCATGCAGGACATGAGCACGAGTTGGTCGCGGTCCGGGTACTTGTTGTTGCCCGTCTTGTAGTCGCCCACCCACGCCGTCATGTTCTCGTCGTCAACGATCAGGATGTCGGCAATGCCGCGCACCCACACGTCAGAGGCTTTCCATTCGGTTGGCTTCAGGTCAACGGTCAGCGCCATCTCGAACTCAGCGAGCTTGCGCCCGGGTTTCTTGATGAGCGAGTCCGCCACGTCTTTGAACTGAGCGTGCTCAGGTGGGATCGGTTTGCCGTCACGAACGTACAGTTCGAGCGACTCGTGCACTTGGTTGCCGTAGCGCGTGGCCTCAGTCTCTTGGAAGGGGTACTTCTTCAAGACCTTGACCTCGTGATAGCGCCGAGCGCAGCCCTCAAAATCTTTGAGGGAGGAGTGGGACCATGCGGGTTTTTTCATAGGGTTAGTGACCTGACTCGGTTGTACATGAGCATGTATTCAAGGGCGTCGTTGAGCGTCATGAACGTCGCGTAGCCCATGTAGTTTTCGTTGGGTGGCTTGATGTGCCACTCTCGGTCCAGTTCTTCCCACTGGCATTCCCAGCCTGCGTAGTGGAACAACATCTTGATGGCTTCGTCATCGAGCGCTATCTCAGAACTTTGCGGATCGGATGGCATCGTTGAGCCGCTGAGAGAACGCTGTAACAAACTGCTCGTTGGCTTCGAGCTTGTGGCCCATGTCGTGCAGGATGGCGTGGGTCACTTCGTGCCAGAACGTCTCACTGCGCTGGCGCTCAGAGCGGTGCTTGGTGCGGTTGTTCTCGACCCAGCTATACGCTACCTTGATGTGCTTCCCACACACAACGTGTCCGAAGTGGTCAGGGGGCGTCATCATCTCCGGCTGCAGCACAGGGTACTTTGTCTTTCCGATCTTGATGGTCATTGGGATCATCATGGTTGCTCTCCTTGGTCAGTTTTTAGCCAACCCGTATCGACGGTGTGCGCCACCGTCAGCGGCCAGAGGAATCCCCGGCAAATACTTCGGCTCCATAGTCATTTGCGCCAAGACCCAAGTCTTAGCGAATTCAACTTCTTTGTCCGGCACCACGGCGATCAGTTCGTCATGGACCGTGCCCTTCACAGGGTACTTCTTGTCGACGCGCAGCATGCCGTCGGTCATCACAATGCGGGCTACGCCCTGCACGATGTTGTTCGTGATCTTACCAGCATACAGCTTCGTTGCGTCGTCGCCGTACACCCATTGCAAGCCGCCTTCTTTCTCGACGCCGTCCTCGTCCTTGGTCTTCTCGCGCTCTTGGCGCAGATTCGGGTACAGCAAGCTCATGCCGTTGGGCAGCACGATCTCTTCTTTGCGGAAGGTCACGCACTTGTATGTGAACTCGTTGCCACCAAACAGCGCACGCTCGATCATCGAGCCGCACATGTCCCAGAAGGCCACAACAGGCCACGCCGTAGCGCGGTACTTGTCGATAATCATCTTGGCTGCAACACAGTGTACCAACAGCTCTTCGTCGGTGCAAGTGTGCGGAATCTCGTTCAGCTTCTTGACGTTGTCATCCCACTCAAGGAACTTCTGGATGTACGTTGCAGTGACGCCCAGTTTCTTCGCGAAGCTCTTATCGTAACGCTGAGGCGGCGCACCGAGGAAACCAACCAAAAGCTGGGCTGCAAACGAGGCCCACCCAAGTCCGTAACCGCAGCCAAGCAACGCGCTCTTCGCAGATTGCCGTAGGTCGGGATGGCTTTCTTTAGTAAGTCCGGGAATGTTGAACATCTGAGCGCCGAACGCAGCGTAAGGGTCACCGCCCTGCCGGAAGATGAGGAGCATGTCTTCGTAGTCCGCCAGCCACGCGAGTACTCGCGGCTCAATCTGGGAGAGGTCGCCAACGACAAGCTGGTGGTTCTCGGGAGCCATAATTGCTTTACGCAAGAAGGACCCACGCTTGAGGTTCTGCATGTTGATGGCGCTGCCTTTGGCTGCCGTCCAGCGCCCAGACTTTGCGCCGTAGTATGAGAGCGGTACAGGTAGTCGGCCACGCTTGGAGATGTCCAGAAACCGCTGCGCCCGCGTACGCTCCGTGGTGGACTTGACTTTAAGACGAGCCTCACAGAGAGCGGCAACATCCTCGTTGTCCCCGTTGAGCATCGCCTGAAAAAGTGCGTCATTCTTCGCAAGAGCAAGCGTCTGTTTGCCAGTGGTTTTGCTTTTCTTGTAAGGCGGCGGCATCCCGAGCGAACGCAGAACCTCGGCAAACTGTTTGTTGGATGCGAGCGACGCTTCATCAACGCCGATCTTTTGGAGGAGGGCTTCACGTTTTTCCTTTTCATCGTATAGCGCGTCAGTGAGCATGCTCTGATCGAGCTCCAGCACCGGACGTGTGTACATCTTGAGGGTCATGTCGATCAGGCGCAGCTCTTTGGTGGGGTACTTGCCGCCGCAGTTGCCTGTCACCGGATCGAGCTGCACCATCAGCTTGCTGAAAATCTGCTCACACAAAAACACATCGTGCGCACAGTACTCGGCAAGCTCGCGCTCAGTCTTCGGGTCCAGCTCCGTCATGCCGTTGGTGTTGTGCACCGCTTGGCCTTTGTCCGGCAAGCCGAAGTCCTTGGCCAGCTTCATCAACGAGTTGCCGACTTCAACTCCGCGCAGTGCCCGAGCCATAGAGAGGCTGTCAAAGATAAAACACGGGTGCGCACCGTACACCCACTCCATGATGGAGACGTCGAACTGCGCGTTGTGGGCGAGCACGGCTGTGCGGCTCCAGTCAACGCTGTCGAAGTACTCTTGCAGGTCGTCGCCCCTGATCCATGGCGCTTTGCCTGTTGTGCCGAATTCGTGCACGCATGCGCCGAATGCTTTGAATCGTTTATCACGTATGTATTCCTCTGTTGTTAGTTTTGATAGTGTGTACTCCGTGCTGTCCCAGCGTGTCTCCATGTCAATGGTTATGATCCTGTCGTACGGTTTAGGCATACGTCACTCCTCTAAGAATTAACGAAACGCAGGTCTGCGAGACTTGTAGTAGGCGGGCGATAGCCTCTTGTGAAACACCGTGCGCGTACATGTCTTTGACTAGCTCAACGCTTTCAGGCGTGTGTTTAGCGTTGGTGTGTGCGCTGCCTTTTTTGGCCACACGCCGTTTTCTTCCGTACGCTTCGAGCTGGTTCTCTGCGTATGTGCCCACACGCATGTGTTTTGGGTTGCAGCACAGTCGGTTGTCGCACTGGTGCAAAATAAAACCCGCACTTTTTCGGTCTATCGGCGCGGCGATGTCGTCGATCAATCCGGTCAAGTATGCTGCAACGCGGTGTGCCGTGGCCGCACGGCCTTGATATGTCAGCGCACCGTACCCGGTGCCGTTGGTGGCACCAGTCCAGTTCCAACAGCCGTTACGTTCCGACCGGTTGCCTGTAACGCGAGCCCAAAAATCTTCGGGGGTGCTTTTTCTGCTCATGTAGACTCCAGTATGTTTTGAGTCAATTGTAGCATCAGTTGTACAACCCGCTCTCGGGTGCCTCCGCTTTGATGTCTGCGTTCAGGATGACGTACGCTTCACCAACGAGCCCCGCCATTTCGTACTGGTTGGAGTTGATGCCGACCGAGATGAATTTCTCACCGTCGGACAGGAGCAGGGTGCCGCGCCACTTAGCGTCTTTGCCGTAGCACTGCGACAAGATTGTCAGCATGCTGGCGAAGTGGTCCTTCTGTTGTTCGTCCAAACCGCTGGCCATCTTCTCGATGGCAGCAACCGCTTTCTGTGCGATGTCTTTGTTCATATCTCTCCTTGCATGAAACGCACCGACTGCAGCAGTGCGCGGAGGGTGTCGATGTTCTGTTCGTTGATGATGAGCGCCGTGCCTTTTGCCTTCCCGATGCGCTCGATGTTGGCGTCTTGCAGGGCGGTGGTCCTGCCCTTGCCTGCCTTGGCCTCGATGGCTACAAACTTCCCAGCAACACAGCATAGAAAGTCAGGCACGCCCGAGTTGCCATAGCCGGTGCCCATGGGCATAGCGTAGTAGACGCCTTCGGCTTCAAGAATTTTTCTGATCTGCTTCTTGACAGCAGCTTCTGGAGTCATGGCCATTTTGTGGGGTCCTGTGCTTCGTCGAAAAACATGTGCGTGGCGTTGCTGCCGTAGATCAGCGCCTGCGCTACCGCCTTTTTGGTTTGCTGCATAGAGTTTGCAAGCGCTTGCGCATAGATGCTGCCAAGCATTCCGGGCTGCGGTGTGTCCTCAAAGAATTTGTCCATGTCATCGTCCTTGAGGTGTTTGAACTCGCCGTCGTACTCCAGCACCACGCCCTGCGCTTTGAGCCATTTGTATCGCACGACGGCGCTTTCGTACTGTTGCATTCTTTTGCGCATGTGGTCCTGCGCCATGCTGAGCGCTTGGATTCTGGCCGCAGTCACTTTGGCTTTCTGCTCAAGGTCCCAGATGTTGTGCTTGAGTGTCTTGATGTGCTGCTCTTCTGTGCGTTGGCCGAACGCACGCTGCAGTGGTGGTTCTTTCCATTTTGCTTTTGCCATGGTTGCTTCTCCGGTTGATTGAATAAAAGTTGGGGGATGGGTAGATTCAGCGCCCCCGCCGCTGTGAGGAGTTGATGAGGTGGGTAACGTGAGCTGAGCGCCCCCTCATCCGACAAAACGTGTTCGCATCTACCGGGCTTGCACGCGTTGCGCAACCATGAACTCAGCTCTCGTGTTTGGTTTGCATCTCGGCCAGCTTTTTCTTGTAGTGCTGCGCCTTGCCTGCGTCGTCGGAATCTTTCTTGCCCTGACGCATGGCGTACTTGATGATGTTCCCCTTGAGGAACCCTCGGAATTCTTCGGGCGTGAGTACAGCTTCCATGACATGCCACGGCTGCATGCCCATGTCTTTGTAGTGTTGTCCGCCTACTTGCAGTTCGTCTGCTTTTGCTTCACTCATGTTGCTTCTCCTTGGTTAAAACGGCGCTTCTGGCGCATCAATCATTGTCTTCTTGCGATCGACGGTAGACAGGTGCATCATCTTCAACACCCTTGGGTCTGCTCTGTCGAACGGCCACCATGCGTTTGTTGTTAGGGCGTGGCATTGATCCCGCATGGCCTTCGAGCGTAGCGAAGGTGTGGAGGTTGCCGCACTCTTTTCTGCGCCAGATTTGGTTGTTGTGCTCATCGGTTCGTGTCTCCAGTGTACGCGTCCATGCGCCGCATTGTGGGCATTTCATGACTCGTGCTTGTTGGGGTTACGGACCGATGGCTTGGCTTTTGAGTATATGCCAAACTGCTTGTATGCGAGCAAGTGAACTTCCTTTTTCAGCGTGTGTTCACCGATGCCGTGCATGTACCCGACCATCTCCCCCTTGGCCCGACGCGCATCCAAGTTGTCCGTAACAACTTGTCCAATACTTTTGTCGGATGCCCCCTTGGCGCGGAAGGTCACGTCTTGTGCAAACACACTAGGGCGAGGGTTGTGTGCCCAGTGGAAGGGCGAGTTCGGGTGGCAGTTGCAGGTTTGTTTGGGCACAGGGTTTCCTTTCAGGACAAAACAATTTTTGGTGGTGTCGTATCTTACGAGGTCAAGAACTTTCATTTTTACCTCTCTTCGCAAGAGCGTGCAGTTTTTCTTCAAGCGGTGCGTCAAGACCGCCACCTGTCCACGAGTCCCACATGGCAAACCTTTTTTGGTTGATGGTCAGGTCTCCGTCCGGACTGTCCTTCAGCAAACGCCCCATCTGGGCGCAGCTCGCCGTGAAGTTTTTTGGGGCCTCTTGGTCAGGGCAAATTGTGAATGTGTACGGCAGCTTGGCCATGTTTTCTCCTCAGTTCTCTGATCTTGTCGCGTGTCAGCGCCATGTTGAACACGCTGTTCATGCGCAGGGTTTTGTTGCGGTGGGCCTCACTGCGTCTGCGGTTCTCTTTGATGTTGGGCTTGGGCTTGGGCTTGTCAGGCTTGTCACCCAGCTTGAACACAGCGCGTGGGTAGCGCCGTGCGTCGTCGTGCTCGTGGGTCCAGTCAGCAACGTACAAGCGCTTGACCCCGGCCTTGGTTCGCTTGGCCATGCGGTTCAGCACAGCGTGCGCGTCATACCGGCCGATGTCTGCATAGTCTGCAAACTCCTGCGCGGTAATCTGGCCAAAGGTATCAAGCGCTTCCAACACTTTGATGACATGCGAGCCTGTGTTGGTTGAACTCACTCAGGTGTCCTCTTTATTTTTTCACTTAACGTGTGAATGTACTCACGCGCTTGCTCAACAGGAACCTCTGCGTGGTAAAAGATTAACGCAGCTTCAACCAGTTTCGGGCTTTGTGGGGTCTTATCGAAGACAGCCCACAAGTACTCTCGTTTTGCACTCATATGTTTTTCTCCAGTGCGCGTTGCCTGCTGTTAGTCATCGTCGTCCTCCATGTGGTCTTGAATCAGTTGCGTTTTCACGATGTCCAAACAACCCAGCGCGGTGGCAAGGATCATCGACTCATCGTATTTGTGGATCACTTCTAGCAGTTCCTCCACCAGCCCTTCGGCAAGGTCTCCGGCGTATCTCATGACGTCAGCTCCTCGTAACCCCACTGCTTGCCGCATCCGGGGCAGTGCACACGGTCCTGCATTAAGCTGAACAGTTGGTTGTCGCACGCTATGCAGCTCCAGACATGCGACCCGGGAGAAGGCGATACGTTGTACTTGTTGCGCCCGCGCATGCTTTTGCACTCGGGGCATTCAAACTCTGTGGTGCCGGGCTTCCACACCGCCGTCCACTCGTGGTTGCAACCCATACAAAACAAGTAACCACTGATGTGCGGCTCGCGTTCTTCTCGGGCTTTTTGTAAGTCAATCACGTCGCTCATAAACAGCTCCTTAGTGTCAACAGCGCCAACATGACGCCAATAAAAGTCCATGCGATTTTCATAAAAACCACTCCTTGATGTGATGCCACGCGATGCACGCAATGGTGAACCAAACACCGAACAGCGCGATGTACAGATACACCATAGCCCAGCACCCAGCCTTTTCTCCTTCATTCATTGTTGACACTCCAGTAGTGCAGCTTGGTCATTTCCAAAACGCCAATCAGTGTGGCCACGGTCATGTGGTCGTACTTCGGTGAGTTGATAATGTCCCGCAAATCGTTCATAAGCTCAGCACCCGTCGCCCTCTGATCGGATGACGGAATTATTGCGAGTTTTGGTTGAGTGCTTTCAGTCATTCATCCTCCAGTTTTGAGCGTTTGTCCTGTCGCCATATGGCGTAGCCACACAGCAGCCCGTGAACCCATGTGATGCCCAGCATCAACCATGTGTCTGCATCAAGCTCGCGCATATCAACCCCCGAAGATTTTGCGCAGCTCATCGTACAGGGCACGCGCTTGCTTGATACTCAGGTTGTTGAGCAGCGTCTCGGCATCCCACGCAGCGTTGATCTGCACAGGTGCTTCTGTAGGTGGTATGAACGTGGGCCTCGGCTTTGCTTGCGCCTTCTCTTTTACCGCCTTTGCAGGCTTCACCTGATCCTTGTTGCGTGATGTCTTGAGCGGTGTGTACTCGTCCTTCGCTGCAAACATTGTGCCGTTGGCCTCACGCAGGAGACCTTGCTTGGACATCTGGCCGAGCAGTGAGCCCGTAGAGCCCTTCTTGAACCCTTGCGCTGCCAGTGCCGCAACGATCTGCGTGCGTGTGTTGCCGGGGTTGTTCTTCACGTAATCGAACGTGGCGCGTGTGACGTTGTTGGTGGTCTGGAAGTATTGCTTGGGCATGGTTGCCTCCTTGGCTTTGGTTGTGATGGTTTCGATGGCTGCGTCTGCGCCCTCGTCGTCCCACGCAGCGGGGATTTGGGGAGCGGGTGCAGATGCGGCTTTGCTCAATGCGTTTTGAAGTGCGGTCTTGATGTCAGGCATGATGACAGTTCCTTACTTGGTTGAGTTGATGGGGTGAGCGAGGAGCCACTTGTCCCCGAGCAAGCGCAGGGACCGGACCCATGCGCGGATGTTGTGGCGTTGTGTGTGCACAGGTGCCCACTCATTGCAGAAGTGTTTACGGGCGCGGATGAGCATGTTGGTTTTCATAGGTTGTACCTACCTTTCGTTTTGAATTTAATGTGACCGGGGCGAGGCTGCACGAGGTTATGGAGCAGCTGCTTGACGGGGCGTAGCCCGTGATCGACAACGATGTCGATGTTGTGCTTGATGCCGAACAACGTGGTGAAGCTCTCAAGCATGGGGTTGAGTTCCTTACAGGCGAACCACAACGCGTCTTCGTAGGTGTGTGAGTGCTCGTCGAACACAGTAGCGATGTTGAACTCCACACGCGCACCGACGTGCCCGATACGCGAAGAGCTTCCGATCCTGTCAGGGTCGTCCAGCCACGGCTTGTTGGTGATCTCCACCGTGCCAGCAACCAGCAACACGTCATGCCAAGACCTCACAGACGCTTGCTTGTCCACGTGCGTGAGCACGAACCGCGCATGGTACGTAGGGCCATTACCCCAGACCACGCGCTCGTTCTCACGCACCTGCACGTCACACAGCTTAAAAGGAGAACTTGCTGAGGATGTCATCGACGGCTTTCTTGGTGTCTTCACGCAGGCCCTCGTCCTTGCGCAGGTCTTTGGGGTCCACGCCACACAGCGCCACTTCCAACGCCTTGCGTGCAGCTTCGAGGTCAAGGTCATTGACCACGTTCAAGGACTTGGTGATGTCACACAACTCCAGCGCACCATCGACAAGGCTGTCGTGGAACCTGCGAGCCTTGGCCTCGCCCTCGACGTAGTCGGTAGTCAGTCGGTCAGACATGCGCTTGAGATGGTCCCCGAGGCGTGAGCGCACATCTTGCATGGCAGCATCCACGCGCTCTTGTGCAATGCGTTCGAGCTTGGTCTTGATGTCGTCCATCGCAGCGTTGCCCACGTCCACACGGAAGTCACCAGCAGTGGGCACAGGTAGGTAGTTCACACGGAATGCGAACTTGGTCATGATGGCGTTCTGCGTGGGGTACTCGTCGCGCTTGAACATATCCCCCAACGCCATGGCCTGCGCTGTGATGAGCGTGGGGTAGATGTCAACGAACGCTTGCACCATCATGGCGAACTCCTCCTCGAAGGCATTCATCTTGGCAGCGAAGCGCTCGAAGTTGATGGTGGGCAGCAAGCGCAGGCCCGAGTCAGACCACGGCAGTGTGTTGTCGTACACGAACGAGCGGGCTCGGCCGATCATGGACTGGATGTCTTCGAGCTCCGAGCGCCCAGCAAGCAGGGACTTGTTGACGCGTGCTGCATCCTTGGCCGCTGCGTTCTTGGATGTGACGATCTCTTCGGTCGCGCTCTTGTCGAGCTTGCGGGCGGTCCACACCGATGCGTTGAACTCAGTGAGCATGGCGCAGGTGTCGATGTTGTAGCGTGTTGTGTTTGTCATGGTTGATTCTCCTTTGGTTGATGAAAACTTTACTTCTCTGCGGGGTTCTGGCGCTTGAGGCGCAAGAGGTTGAGTGCAATAGCAGCAGGTTGGCGCTCCGCGTATTGCTTGTGCTGTTTGAAAAACTCCCACAATACTTTCTTGTCGTGAATGTTGAGCGCATCCTTGAGTTGTGCTTCGCTGAATCTTTCGCACTCGTTAAGATTGAAGCAACGGAACCCATTGGAAATCCAGAAAGAAATCCGGCTCTCCTTATGGGTCCATCGGTGGTCTGTCAGCGTCCACGCATCGTGCTCCGCTGCTTCTGCCAACTCCTTGCCAAGCTCTGACATGCGCTTGCGGTGGTACTCCAAGATCAACTTAGCAAACATGGTTGCTCTCCTGTGTTGTGTAAAGCATCTCGCACAGCGTGACGGTGTTGAGCGCCATCTGTCGTTGTTCCTCGGCGCTGACTGCGTGGTAGTCGTGCATGATTGCAACAGCCTTGGGGAAGCCGTGCGGTGTTTTTCCAAAGACCGCGATGCCGTGTGTGGAGAAAGGCGGCGCAGCCTTTGCGAAGTACTCAAGAAACTCAATGCCCTTGCTCATGGCTTGATCCTCATCACCTTGCCTGCGCGTGGCACGAAGTCATCGTTCTCCACCACACCCCACAGCGTGGGCATGTCGGTCATGCGGTAGTCGGACTCGATGTACCCGTCAGTCAGCATGATGACAGCCTTGGCCTTGATCTTGTGCTCGTCGATGTAGTCAGCAACACACGACACAGTAGTGCCGCCACCACCCTTGGGAGCCAGCGCCTTGGCGATGTCGGGATATTGCTCGGGCTTGAACGTCTGGTCACCACACACTGACGTGTCCCACCACAGCATGCGCACGCTGTCAGGCCGGGTGTTCTGCACGATACGCGCCACCTCACCGAACACGATGGGGTACGCCCAGTGCATGGAGCCCGAGGTGTCACACGCAATGATGATCTCACCGATGGTCTCGTCGAAGTGCGATGGCATGATGAAGCCTGATGCGAGCAAGCGCTTGTTGGGAGGGCAGAAGCGGGAGTTCTCGTCGCCTACGCACACGCTGTTGATGAAGTCCTGCAACGCATCGCGCCAGTTGGTCACACGCTCCTGCGCTGTGCCGAGGATGTCACGGCCACCCGCTTCATCACCGCGCATCTTGCGCACAAGCAACTCACCTTGGCGGTTGGCGTCGTCGATCATCTTGCCCAGCTTCTCCTTGTCCTCAGCAGACATGGGCTCGCCCGTGCCCTCACCCTCGCCGTCCATCTGGTGATCGTCCATAGGCATGGGCATCTCCTTGGCATCCTTGAGCAGGTCTTGCAGCACTTGTGGGTACGACATGCCTTGGTACTTCTTGTCGATGCACATGTTCTGCACTGGCCGCTCAACGAACTTGAAGTCAGGGTCGAGCTCCTCGATCAGGCCGTTGACCACGAAGTCCATCGCCACGTTGTTGATCTGCGCACCGAAGCGCTTGACGTAGCCGATGTAGGTAGGCAGCACGCAGTGCTTGAGCGCCACGTGGAAGTTCTCGTGCAGCACAACGTAGCGCAGTTGCTTGCGGTTGAGGTTGCTGATGAACTCAGCGCCGTAGTACTTGTTCTTGCCGTCAGTGCATGCGGTAGGCATGCCGTCCTTGACCTCGGACTTGCCCATGCAGATGATGCCGGACAGCAGCGCGAACTTGTGATGACGCATGCAGTCGATGTTCGCTGCCTGAATCTTTTGGTTGGGTGTAAGTTTGTCGAAACTCATGGTTGATACTCCTGTTCAAGTTGTGATGGGTGGTACATGTCAGACATGTCAGGCTCTTGGTGAACCACGACGAAGTTGTCGATGCCGAAGTGCATAGCCCACAAGAGGGGCACGCTGTCTCGTGCGTTCAGCAACATCTCATGGGTGAAGTCAGGCTTGGCAAAAAGCTCACGGTGAATGAGCTCCAGCTTCTTGCCCTTGTTGCCGCGCACAACGTAGAGGGACACAGCGCTGCGTTCTTTGCTGTGCCCCTTCCACACCTTGGAGACCACGACGATCTGGTTGTCTGCGTTGCGGCAGAACAAGTCAGTGCGTGGTTCACGCTTGCGGTATTGCATTGCGGTCATCACTTGGTGCTGAAGAAAATCTTGTGGGCAGCCAGCATCTTGCCGAAGTTGGCGAGGGTGACGTAAATGGAAACCCTTTGGGATTGAGCCACGCTGTTGCAGAAGATAGACTGCATCTCTGCACGCATGCGCCACACGTACTCGACAACCTTCTCGGCATCCTCACGCGTATCGACACGCGAGACGAACTGAAACACCTGCACAAGCTGGGCAGTGGGGTTGTCGGACAGAGGCGCAGTCGCTGGGTCTTTGAGCACACGTTCGAGTGAGCAGATGTCACGGCCGAAGCGCACGAATGAAGACAGCGACTCGGCAGTCGTCGCACCCACAGTACCCACGAGCGCAGCCTCAAGCGTCTCGTCGTCGAGCACACCGTCACCTGAGTCAAGCACGTCACCCGCTGCAACCAAGGAGCGCGGCGTAGCGTAGGCCAGAGACATGCTGCGAGGGTTGAAGATGTAGCCGTTGTCCTTGTCTTGCTGCTTGCCCTCATGCTTGCCACCCTTCTCGTAGTCGAGGAACGAGTCCATGACCTGAGCGTAGCTGTTGACGAATGCAATCACAGAGGCGTTGACACCCTTGTCGATGGCCCACTGCACCCACTCGCCAGCCGTGGGCTTGCGCATCTTGACGAACACGAGACGGTTACGCAGGTGCGCTTGGATGCTATCGCCCAGACCCTCGACTGCAAGGTTGGTAGCGCAGAACACAACGCTGCCCTCGGGCATGTGATAGTTACCCACACGGCGCTCGTAGATGATCGGAGCAAGCACGTTCTTGATGAACTGCGGAGCCTTGGCGATCTCGTCGAGGAACACCATGATGGGCTTGGCACCGTTGACCCCGAGTTGGTTGACCTTGCTGACACCGAAGCGCTCGTTAGGCAGCTCGCGAGAGACGCCATTCTCACGGTCGAGGTCAGGCATCCACACCGAGCCATCGCTCAGCTGTGTGCAATCGACAGGGTCCACAGCGATGTGGTCTGCGAACTTGGGGTGCTTCTTGAGCGCATGGAACAGCGCGGTCTTGCCGATACCATTCTCGCCCTCGACGATGACGGTACGCTTGTCGCCCACTGCGGCGATGAGGTTGAGAACTTGTGTGAAAGAAAGCATGTTATTCATGATTGAAAACTCCTGTGATGAAAGAAAAGGTTTGCGGGAACACCGTGTTCCCGGCTTGTGGTTTGATAGTGTATCGTAAATGTCTAGTGTTTGACAACTCCTTCCTGTAAAAATTTATGCGAACGGCGTGGCCGTGGTGCGTGGGAACGCCATGATGTTCATGAACTGGGGCAGCGGCCACGCCGCAGACTTGCGCTTGAGCGCATAGGTCTCACGCACGATCACTCTCCACAACCCGTCAGCCAGAACCTTCTCCGTAACAGGTTTCTCAGAGTCGTAGTTGGCCTTGTAGTACAGCTTGGTCGCTTCGTAGTCGTAGACCTTCTCGGCCAGCTTCATGAAGGCGTTGATGAACTCTTGGCCCAGCTCCTTGCCCTCGGTCATGCGTCGAATCGCTTCGCGCTCGGAGAACAGCGTATTAACTCCACCTCTGAACGGTTCGATCAGGTCTTGATTGACGTACTCATCTCTGCGCCAGTCCCCCATGCGCAAGCAAGCCAGCGTGATGTAGGGCTCACACAGCGCCTTGATGTGGTTGCGTGTTTCCTTGTCGCTCTTGCCCACCTTGTGGACGTACATCGGCGTGTGTGCTGACTGCTCTACGACGAGGCGTTTGTGTGGGCTGTTGTCGAACCACAAGCTGGCGCTGAACCCGTGTCCGTCTTCGTAGATGCTGTCCTTGTACGACACAGGCACGGCCACCGTTTGATTGTCCGTGGTGTCCATGTGCATCAGTGTGCTGTGCCGTGTGACGTTGCGCATGAACTGCTTGGACGTGTTGCTGTTGTGCGCCGTGTACATCACGCGCCGCCCGTCTGGTGTTGGTGCATAGAACCGCGCCATGGCTGTGGTGTACAGCACGACGTCGTAATACTCACCGCCCCGTCCCTGCTCGATGCGATAGTGCCACGAGCGTGTGTCCTTGAGTGGGCGCTGGTTGTCGTTCCACTGACCCTTGCGTGTGACTGGCTTGGGCGTCTTGGTGAACCACTCGTGCGCTGACTCGAAGTCGTTGATGGTGGGAAGGTTTTGTGTGGATGAAAACATGGTTGAAACTCCTTTGGTTGGTGATGAAAATTACTCGGCGTCTTGCGCAGGAAAGTCTACGCGGATGCTGTTGACGGGATCGACGTACTCCCACAGGTCGTAGTTGACGTCGTGGCTTGTTTCGGTTTGTACGTCACCTGCATCCTCCCCCACGCGCACGAAGCGCCACTCGGCACCGAAAAGCTTCTCAGCGTCGCGCATCAATGCGTGGTGTGCTTGCACTTCTGGATACGAGTCGTACCACTTCCACCCCTCTTGGTAGAAGGTGATGATCGGATGGTTGCCATACTTGTACTGAACCTCGGTGAGCGCTGTGTTGGTGGGCTCTTCGTTCTTGGCGTGCATGAGCGTGATGAAGTTGTCGCGGTGCTCGATGGTGTCGAAGTGAATGACGTAAGCCACGTCTGATCTGTATCCCATGGTTGAAACTCCTTTGGTTGGTTAAAAACGGGAACACGTTGTTCCCAGAAAGAATGATGACCGTTCCTTATACAAGGACGCCATCCTCGTCGAAGCGCCAGCCGTTGCTGTACGCGCTCTCGATCAGCGACTCCTCACTGGTGAGGTGCTCGTGCTCAGACTCAAGGTCTGCGTAGATTTTGTCAGCGAACTCACGCGCTTCTTCGATGACCCACTCGCACAGATCGTCCAGCAGGGCGCTGCCGTCGATGCCTTGCCACAGTTGGTAGATGTTGGCGCGTTGCAGTGGGCCCTCCTCTTGCAAGCGTTCCTCATCGTTCTCGTCAAGGTTGTCCACGCCGCCGTAGTCCATCCCATCGAGGCGCATGGTCTGCGAGTGCACGTAATGAAACCCGTACCTACTGACGTTGACGCGTCGCTCTACCCAATCGTTGCCCTCGTTGATGATGGCTTGCAGTACGAAGTACCGGCTGTAGTCGGGGTGATCTTCCTTCAAATGGTGCTCAAGGAACTGCTTGATATTTACCTCACCCGTCCACGATGCGCCATCGCCTTGAGACCAGAAGCCTGAGAAGCGTATGTCCTCGATGTCGAAGCCCTTCTCCGCGCCGTCTTCCTTGGCGTTGGCGTACGTGCAGTCCCACCATTCGTAGTCCAGCGATTCGCTGAACCACTGAAGCGCTTTCTCCTTGGCCTTGGGGCTCAGGTCTTCGTAGATGAACTCGGTCTGTTCTGTTTCGGTTTCTGTGTCAGTCATGGTTGCTCTCCTTTGGTTGATCCATCTTCACAATGATTCCTGCAGCAGCGACAAGCGCCTGCGCCATGAGGTGCAGGTCTTGCATCTCTTTCTTCGCGCTCAACAACACGTTGACAGCAGCTTGCTTGGTCATGTCCTTCATGAGTAGCTCAAACGCCTCGGGCTTGCGCTTGAGTAGTTTCTGTATGACAGGCAGGGCCTGTCGTTCCTCCCATGTGAGGGCGATCTTTGGTTTTGTTTCTGTCGTCATGTCTCACTCCAAAAGTAAAAACACCACCATGAAGATGGCGAACAGCGCAAAGATGATGAGCTCAGCCTTGTCGCTGATGTGCTCTCTGTGCGTGGGGATGGGCTTGGCTGGCCCGGTGTATTTAGGCATTTGATTCGTCCTTTCTTTCTTTTACAAGCCACTCGATGATGT